AAAGTAGGACGACGACTAGTCAACTGTGCTGTTCCTCTACGACGCTTCTGCTGTGGTTGGGCTTGGCGACTTGTAACTGCTTTCTCTGCAAGAGGTAACGGAGGTGGAGGTGGTGCAGGAGGAGGTGGCGGTGGTGGAATGTCTGGCTGTGAAAAACACATGGTATTACTCTACTTGTTTAGTTACTATATTGTCTTGAAGTTGATCGTCGTAAGTCTGTTGTAGGTAATTGATTACACTACGTTGTCCTACTTTATACCATATCTCCCTTTCAGGGTCTGTCAACAGTGGACATTTATCTGGGAATAGTTTGTCAAGTTTATTGATTAAGTCCTGTGACAGAGCGGGTAATACTATTTCATCATTCATTGTTATAATCTATATCGTCTAGTTCCGACGGGAGCTTTCCCTCTTTAATCTTTTCTTCAGTCCAGCACCAAGCCGACGCATTCCACAAGATAGCAGCCGCATGGTCTTCAGAGTTGTCCCCCTCAGCCAGCCCCAACAAATGTCTAAACATCGAGTCATATAATCTACTTAAAGGGAAACCTCGTTTCCAGTTGTTGTCTCCGTAAAGCTTTCCGCCATCTTCAAATCTTTTTGCGAGACGTCGAAGGGCGACTGGAGGAATAAGGCTGGGTCGTCCCCGTCCAATGTCCCCGTCACGGCGAGCCCCTGTTGAGAAATCTTTAGTGTATCCTTGGTTTGGTAGTTCTTCGGTGTCCATAATCTTTTAATAGTATTAGTTCTAAAACAATAGTTATCTACTCGGAGTAGTCGTGCCATCCACGCATTCATCAGTGCGTCTTGTTCAGTCATCCCTGCTTTCTCGTAACATGTTACAACAGTCTCCCATGTGTATCCGTCCTTCTCTAGCATCCTTTCCGCTTTCACCACACCCACGCCTGGCAGTCCTTTGTATCCATCCGTTGCATCACCCGCCAAGGTTTGTATTAAATGATAACGGTCCGCATCTTCTTCACTAGGTTGGTGGTACTCTCCACGGTTATAGTCGTAGAAGATACCGGGTACACTCTTGAAGTCTTTGTCGATACTGACAATGATCGTCTCTTCATCCATCGCTTTATCAGTAGCAAGGATAGATATAACATCGTCTGCTTCTAAGTTCGCCCACAACACACCACCTAACTCATTAATGATCCACTGCTTTACTTGTCGTAAGATGATGGGTAAGCGTGACTTAGCACGGTTTGCTTTGTAGTCTGGATTAAGTTTACGACGGAAGTTAGCACGGTCCGACAGACACAGTACTACGTTCTCCGTCTTTAATTTCTCTTGGAACTCTACGATCTTGTTGACCACACGTGCTTTAGCTAATGCCATGTCTGCGTGTACAGTCCACAGCTCGTCTTTCCACTCTATTGATTCTTCTGCTACTACTGCTGCTTCAAACGCTAATACGTCTGCGTCGATCAGCAATGTTGTTTTGGTTTTACTCATAATAGATACTCCAGTTCTCTTGGTATTTTTTATATTTTGATTTGCTTGGGTTCTCTGGGAATAGCTTGATGTTCTTACTTGTTACTACAGCTCTTGGCATCATCCACCACTCATCCCGTGGAGATATATAGATAGCTACAACATCAATCTCATCTGACATCGGCAACTTCATAGTACTACCTGATGCAGTGTTGACAGTGTATGCGTTGTGGTCTTTTACTGATGTAGACTTTACTTGTACCTTCAGATCACCCGCTGGACAGCTAACTATAAAGTCCCAAGGCATCGGCGTTGTTGTTGGATGTGGTTCAAAGTCACGCTCCAAACACTCTTTAATGAACACGGTCTCTGCAATAGTACCGATGCGTTGGGCTTTGGAAGTTGGCATAGTTAAGTCGTGGGTATCGTACAGGGTAGCAAGTGTAGTGTACATATCGTACTGTGCTTCGTCCATCATCAATGTGTCTCCGCCCAGTTGTTTCCGATCTTGAACTCTCCGTCTAACGGTACGTTCAGCTTCAGTTGTTTACCTGCGTGGCGTATCGCTTCGACTGCTAACTTACCAAACGTTTCTGCTTTATCAGGTGTTACCTCTGCTTGGAACTCGTCGTGTATATTAGCGACGAATGCGTACTCTCTGCCGTGTTGCCACCTCAATCCATTCAGTAAATGAAACAGTTGGATCAACGCTACTTTCATACACACAGCACCAGCCGATTGTAATAACATGTTCAATGCTGCGTGACTGCTTCGTATCGGAAGCTTACGTCCGTCCAAACCAATCAACTCTCCACCGTGTTTTACCTTTCGTTGTACATCAGCTTGAAGACGAGCGAGTGCTGGTAGACTACTGAAGAACTTACGCTTCAGTTGTTGTCCTTCCGCTGCTCCTCCTCCAATTATCTGACCCATTTTCTGGTCGCCAGCTCCATACAAAAGTGCATAGATCATCGTCTTAGCTTGGTCACGTGTCTCTAGTCCTGCTGCCTGTTGATTGACGGTGTGTACATCTCCTTCCGTTACAATCTTAGCGTACTCTCCTCTGTCGTAGAACGCCATGTAGTGGGCAAGCATACGAAGCTCAAGTCCCGATGCGTCACACCCTACTAACTTGTATCCGTGCCTAGCTTTAAACAACTCACGACACTCCGCTCCGAACTCTGCCCGTACACTGGGTACTTGTGCGACATTGGGATTGCTGTGTGTACATCTACCAGTAACAGCTCCGTTGGTGTTGACGCTACCGTGTATCACTCCGTTCTTTTGTAGCTTGAGCCACGCTTGTTGTCCTTCTGCTAACTGTCCAAGTCTTTTCTGTACCAATAGATACATCAACAAATCTCCAGCTATAGGGTGGTCGATACCACGTAATACAGATTCATCTACCTTATAAGATACTCCATCGTTCTCAGTAGGTAGTTCATACCCAAGACCCATCAATCGTTCAGCTATCTGCTTACGACTACCGGGATTAAAAGGTATCTCTTTCACGGCGTTGCCAGTCTTGACTGCATTCTTAACGAGTGCTTGTACTTCGCCAGCTTCCTTTAGTTGTAGCTTGATGTCGTTCTTAGTCTTACCTTCGTACGTTGCTTGGTCTGTTGTCAGCGTCCAACCAGCTGGACTCTTCATCTCCATCTTTGTTGGTTTCCAAGCATTCTGTAAGTCAGTGGTCAGCTTCGCTCGGATACCCATCAGCTTGGCAGTCAGTACGTCTGCTTTATCCAAGTCAAACTTAAACCCGTGTCGTTCTTGCATAGAGATAACAAATTTAAACCAGTGTTCTATCGCTATCATTTCACGACTAGGACTCTGACCAAACAGATAGTCGTACAGTAACTGTGTAACGATAACATCACGCTCGCAGTACTTCCGCATCTCATCGTTGTACTCATTGAACGCATCGTCTTCCTCTCCGTATGTCAGCTTGGTTGTGCTACCCATCCGGTGTCCCCAAGCTTTCAAACTGTGTGAACCAACGAGTGCTTTATCGAATCCGTTCCGTCCGAAGTCATCGTTCCGTAGATCAGGAAACACACACCTACTAACAACCAGTGTATCTAACACTTTAATGAGTGGTGGTGAGAAACCGTACAGCTTCTTGAGTGCTGGTATATCAAAGTCAATGACGTTGTGTCCGACGATACGCTCTGCTTTCTGTAACTCTAGCAATCCACGCTCTATACTTTCCCCGTGGAATGTCATCATCTTCGGAAGCATCGGATCGTAGATAGACAGACAGTGGACGGTGTGTAAGTCTGAGTAGGTGGACCAATCGTTAATGGCGTTGGTCTCTATATCAAAAAATAGTGTTCGTGTCATACTTCCTCCTCTTTATTTTTCCACTTCCTGATTTCTAAAAATGGAGGAATATGTTTTTTGTGAACAAGATAATCAGAATAGTTTTCTCTTATTCTAGCTATCAAATCAAGGTATCTACTATACAAGCAGCACCATTCCTCCATCAAGAAATCCTCCGGCGGCTTCATAAGAGAGCGAACATGAACGACCTCTTCGATTTGTTGAAATATATGAGACAGTTCTAGTAGTAAACGTTTTTGCACGTGAGGTAAACTATCGTCGTCCACTCTGTGCAGTTTGTCATCCATATCTATTAGTAACTCTTCAGCTGTGTATTTAATTTTTGTTTTTTGTTTGTGAGATATTTCATCCAAAGATGCTATGTCTCGTATGGTTAGTAATCTCTTCCTTATACTTTTTCTCATTTCTTAGAATGGGTTATTGGTTTCATCATTTGTTGGTTTGAACACATCAGGAGTGTACCGTCCAGTGTCTCCACTATAGTAGAGTGTGTCGCAGTGTCCCGTCTGTCCGCTGAATCTATTCTTCAGTACTCGGACTCGTGTCTCGTTGCTTATTGTTTCGCTTTGTTGGTTACGTTCCAGACCGATCACCATATCCGATAGCTGTGCGATTGCTTGGCTACCTCTTAGGTGGTGCAGACTTACTCGTCCTCCTTCTTCGTGTCCGCTATCGACACGCTTCAGATGGCTGACAAGTACCATACCACACCCTGTCTCTTCAACAAGACTCCTAAGTTTAGTCATTGTGTTGTCGATCAATCGTCGCTCGTCGTCTCCTTGGATACCACTCACAACAATCGATAGGTGATCAAGGAATATCCACTTACAATCGTACCCCTTAACCAAGTACTTTATCTTACCGAGTAAGTTGTCGCTGTCCATACTACCGAAGTGATCGTAGGTGTAGAAGTTCCCGTTGCCTACCGTCTCTTCAAACGCTGGTCGCAGTACCTCCTCACTTGTATCGTCTTCCTCAAGGTGGATAGGTTTGTTGATGTGGATGCCCATGATACCGAGTGCTGTGCGTCGTACACTTTCTTCAAGAGCGATGTATCCTACCTTCTCGTTAAGTCCGAGGATGTGGTGTGCTATCTCTCTACAGAACAACGACTTACCGATAC